ACATGGCGTTTTTGTCGCTGCCGTGGAGCCTAGAACTTTACGAACAAGCAGTCGGGCGCCTGCACCGCAGCGGGCAGACGCGCGACGTTTGGGTTTACGTCATGCTGACGGAAAAGACCATTGACGAACGCATCTGGGCGGCGCTGCACGACAAGCGCGCGGTGTCCGATACAGCGATTGGAGAATTGAAGAATGGCTAAGGTATCGTGGCAGACGCTGGCAGTGAAGCTGCCCAGCTATTCGGAGGCGGAGGTCGAGCAGATGCTGGCCGACGAGATCACCACGCACAGACGAGGCGCCATCGCCCGGCGCCTGCACCAGCGGCTGTGCAAGCTGCGGATGGCGCGGGAACGGGTCGAGATCATGGAAAGGATGAAGAAGAAATGATCGACGATCAGTCAGAGCCGGGTTCGTGGAAACGGGCGCTGGAAATGAAAGCCGACATGGTCAATCATCCAGACCACTATAAGGTTGGCGGGATTGAGGCTATTGACTACATTCAGGCCAAGCTGTCGCCGGAAGAGTTCGCCGGGTATTGCCGCGGTAACGCGCTGAAGTACCTGAGCCGCGCGGGGCACAAGGACGCCACGGCGCAGGAGGTCGGCAAAGCTATTTGGTATCTGAACCGCTGGCGGGACAGTCTTGTTCACACAGACACACCCAAGTAGAGTTGTGCGCTTCGATGCGCTTGACCGTCTCAGGACTGTCAGTCTGGCTGTTGTACCGGATCGGTTTGGTGATGGCGCAGTAGCTATTCGCCACCGGCGGCGGCGTCGAACCGTGCACGCAGGCGCTTGTCGCGCTCAGGATCAGGAGTGACAGCGACATGCGCCGCCAAGTCGATTTGCCGTTGAATTTCATCGGCCGCTTCCTTCGCTGCTTCTTGCCGGCCCTGCTGCCGCAGCTTGTGTTCGTTCCACGCCGCCCAAAGGCGGTCAAGCAGCGACAGCAGGGACGACAGAAGTTTGATCACGCCTTGGGCGTTTCCGAAAGAAACACAGCGGCGACACCTGCCAGACCAGCGACCGCCGTGGAGATGGCCGCCCACTGCGTGTCCGACAGGCCGAACGTCAGCGCGATGGCGGAAAACCCGGCGTATGTGCTCGGCTCTTTCAGGCGGTGGAGAAGCCAGTGAAGGATGTTCATGTCATTTTCCTTTCGGGTAAGCCTTCCAAGGAAGTTCCCAGTGCGGGCCGTCCTTGAAGGTTCGCCAGTCCCCTCCCCATTGGATGGGGACATTCTCGGCGGCGGCAGCCGCCTTCACGATCTTGGCCAGCCGGTGATAAAGCGGCCAGTCCCAAGATACCTTACCGCCGATCATCGGCGCGAGATCGACAGCGTGACCAGTCAGGTGACGCGAGTTCATGGTCTTGGTCGCGCCGTTCGCCATCAGTTGCCGCTGGCGTTCCAGCGTGCGCAGACCCTCCAGTACCGTGAAGTCGAGGTCCGACATTGCGGCGGCCTTCTTGACCACGCGGACGAGGTCCGGGTGTACGCCTTCAAGGCGCGACAGTGAGCGGGTGCCGAGGACGATGCTCATACGCCAGCCAACTTTATGAGAATGCCGATCAGCAGCATGATGATTGTCCCCGCAGCAGTCATACCGACACCTTCCAACCGCTTCAGCCGCGCGCAGATACTCTCGTACCGGAGCGTGCAAACCTGTTCGTGCGCGTCAAGGCGGGCTTCGGTGTGGTCGATAAGGCTCATAGCAGGCGTCACTCTACGGTAGTTAATCAGGCCGAACAGCCCATGCTGGAAGGTTATACTGCTGACGCAGACGTTGTGCCTCTTCGCCCCGACTTGTCGCGCGGGCGGATTGGCCGGCGGCGGGGAGCATTACGTAATTACGGCGCGGTACAGGCGCTTTACCGGTGGCAAACGCGTTGCGGGCAGCCGCGGCCTGACGGGTTGTCATGGCGTTGGCGCGCAATTTTGACGCTCCGCCGGCCAAGGACGTACCTAGCGCAACCGCAGCGGCCTCTGGTCCCAAGAAGGACAGCATAGACGCCGCGATGCCTGCTTCGGCGGCTAGCCCGCGGATAGAGTTCGGGGTTAGCCAATCAGCGATAAAACGAAGCGCCTTGTTTGACGCAGTGCCGCCGGCAATTTCGCGGATATACTTCTGCTCTTCGGCGCTGAAGCCCTTCATCCGTTTCGGGTTGTTGGCGATCTCGCCAAATTTTTGGCGCAACGCTTGCCCCATAGACGGGGGCTTTTCGCCGGTCTGCGAGCGGTTATACGCTGCCTGCACAGTGTCATCAAAGATTTCGGTGCGCGCTTTACGCGACCACAGTTCACGCGCTTTCTTCAGCGCGAAAGCGCCTTCAGGAGCGTTACCCGCCGAAACATTCTGCGGGTTCATCACGAAATCGTCGATTTTTTCGATAATGATCCGACCCAAGCGACGTTCATCCGGGGAAATGCTTCCCGCGGCGTTCTTAGCTACCCGGCGCAGCACATCAATGTCGTCCAAACCGAGCGGGTTTCCTGATTTGACCGCTGCGTTAAAATCGCGCAGCGTTGCGGCGACTTTAGGGTGCATAGTGCGGTTGAAGCCTTGGCGGGTCAGATCGGCGCCAATATCTGCAGTAAGCGTGGAAAAGTTCTGGTTGGGAAAAACCATCCCTGCGCTCTTCGCCTGTGTATACGCCGCGTCGGCTTGTGCGCGCAACTGGTCGATACTCGGGCCTTTATCGGTTTTGACGCCGGGTTTGCCGCCCAGAAAGCCGCCCGTAAATCCAAGCGCCGACAAAGCTAGGGGGTCAGTCACTTCACCATAGTTGGCGGCCGCAGACGGCAGACCAGCCCCAAATGCTCCAGACAGGGCTTGCGCGCCCGGCTGTTGGGCCATGACGTTTAGTACGCGCTGCGTAGTGCCCGCGTACCGCGGGGCCAGCGTGCGAAAAGCTGCGGCGGGCGAGACGGCGCTCGCGGTCCCTTCCAGCACATCGCTGTATACCTGCTGAGTTGGTGTAGTAGGCCGGGCGCCGATACCAGCTCTTTCATATACGTTCTGGATAGTCTGCGACGGCAGCGAAACCCGCGGACCGCCAAAAGCATTCGCCGCAGCGTTGTACCCCAGCGTCAAGAGATCACTAAGACCCAGCGACAAGACGCCGCCAGCAGCCCCCGGAACGGCGCCAATACCGGCGAAAGGCGCACCGGCAGCCGCGCCCGCGGTAGCCACCGTGGCATAAGGTGCTAGAGCACGCGTAGTGACGCCCAGCCAGCGCCCTGCCGAGTTATCCCGCGAAGGCTGCTGCCACTCGATTTTATTAGGGTCGATGGGTGGCGGCGCGGCGGGCGCAGCCGCAAACGCGGCTTCAGCCGGCGTTTCTTCATCCCATTTAACTTCAGCGGGATTAATCGGCATACTCGACGCTCCCGTCGCTGAACTCGACCACGCGGCGCCCTTGGTATGTTCCAGAGCGGACTACACGCTTTCCGGTGGCAGCTATCGGCGCCTTACCCGCTTGCGAAACGGGCGCCGCGCGGCCTTCCAGCTTGGCTTTACGCGCTTCGGCGCGCTCTAGCCCCCGCTGTACGATGTCGCGCAGTTCGGCGGCTGCCTGTACAAACGCTGCCTCAGAAATGTTGCGGCCGAGCCGGCTAATCGCCGCGGTAGCCTTTTCGCCTTCGACCTGAGTGATCGCGCCCCCACCGCGCAACTTGTCGAACGCCTCCAGAAACGCTGCGCCAGTTACCTGCTTGTACATGGCGTCAAAGTCGGCTTCTTTAGACCCCGAGAATAATCGCATACCGGGGATGCCTAACCCCACTACACCTTCAAAACCTTCGTGCGGCGCCACGCCGCCTTTTGGGATAAAAATTTTGCCGTCTTTACCGATGGTAGCGTCGCCGACCATCTGCTTCAGAACATTCAAGCTGCTGCGAGCAATTTCGGTGTTTTTCGCGTACTCGCTCAAAAACGCCACGTCGCTTTCGGCCTGTTTCGACGAGCGCGTCTCTTCGTAAGTTTCCTGCGGCGTTCTGCGTTCCGCCTTGGCTTTTTCACGGATAACCGGCGTCGGCACATTATAGACGCCGGGTGTAGGTGACTGCATCGGCGGCTTACCGCGGAACTGGACGCCCGTATCTTCATAGCCTTGCAGCGACTGCGTCTGCTGAAGCGTCGGTGCACCTTCTTCAGGGCGGTAGACGGCGCTGCGCATACCTTCCGGCGCCTGTTCGTTCGGCATGATCCGGATGTTGTTGGCCCGCAAAATCTGCGCCAACTGCTCGTCCTTGCCCGGACCGGCGGCAGCGCGCATAGCCTCGAAATCGGACTGCGACACGACGCCGGTGTCCATCATCGTCTGGACCATAGCGCCGAGGTCAGGCTGCGGTGCCGCACCCATAGACATAGGCTGAAGCGGGTTGCCCATCGGAATGCGGTTAAGCGGAATGCCTTGCTGAATAAGGTCTTGCGGCGTGGTGTTGACCCCGCGGGTTGCGCGTGCGGCAGGCCCTGCGGGCGGAGCGGCGCCCATCGAAGGTGCGGTGGCGGCTGGTGCGGGCGGACGGGCGCCGGCGGCAGAAGGCTTGAATTGGTTAAGCGGAACGATACCCTGTGGGCCGAACCCGCCAGTGACGGCGACAAATGTATCGCCCTTTTCGTCTTGCACGACTTCGGTTTCGCGGGGGCCGTAGGTAGCGTTAAACACTTGGTTAACGCTGCCAACCAGCTTGATCAACTTTTCTGGCGAAAAATCCTGCGGCGGAAGATTGGTTGTGAAGAACTCAACCATTTCTGGGCTGTCCTTACCGACAGCGTTCAACCAAAGCTGATAGCCTGCTTGGTTTTGCACTATCGGCGCCCGCGACGTATGGTACGCAAGCTTCTTGCCGGCCATCTCAATCTCAGCCGCCGATGCTTCGCGCTGTTCCTTGGCCTGCGCCAATTGCATCTGCTGCTGCGCGACCGCAGCCTGCCGCGCTGCGGCGTCTTGCTGGCGCATCATATTGATCATCTGCGCGCCCTGCTGGATAGCCGGGCCAAGTACGTTAACCTGTGGGGCGCGGGCGCCGAGGGCGATCATCTGGTTAGCCATCAGAAAATACTCGGATTGGCGGCAAAGGTGCGGTTGACATCGGCCGAAAGACCGCCACCGCGGTTAGCTAGCGAGTTCATGTAGTTCACCTGCGCCTGATACAGCGGAAACTGCGTGGCCATGCTGCCGATAGACCCAAGGGCGCTTCCGAGCGCGTTTGCGCTGCCGACATAACCCGACGCGCGGGCCGCGCCAGCGTTCATGATGTTCTGCGCTTGGCTTTGCCCGGCCTGACCGGCGGCGCCAGTTAGCACGTTAGCCGCGCTCTGGCCCGACCCCATCAGCGACTGAAGCGGGTTCAGGCGCGCGGCGCGCTCGACCTGATAGCGGTTGAACGCGTTCTGGTATTCCTGACTGGCCAAGTCCTGCCCGAAGCGCTGGATGCCCTTCAGCGTAGCGCCCGACATCAGACCGCCGCGTGCAGCCGCCGAACGCTCCAGCGCCTTCGTCCCTTCTGACTGGCGGAAGGCGTAGCCGGGGTCTTGCTGGAACTGTTCGGTGCCGAAGGGCTTGGCAAGGCTGCCGTAGCCGGCAGCCGTAGCGTCACCGCCGATGCCGAGCAATTGCATGATCTGCTGCTGCGCAGTGAGGCCAGCCTGCCGGAACGGCTCTTGCAGTTCAATCTGCCGCTGGAACATCCGCTCCTGCGCGGCCAGCGCTTCCCGCGAAGCCTGCTCCTGCGCGCTGGCAGCCTTCTTAGCGCCGCTCGACGCGATAGCCGCACCGCCAATGGACGCAACGCCGCCGATAATTGCACCTGCAACGGGCATCAGTCTAACTCCATCCTGAATATGCGGTGCGGAACACCGAATGTTTCTATCACTTCTCCGGTCGGCTGCATACCCCCTTGACGGGCAAAGCGTTCGACGTGCGGCGACCGCGGCGGTATCTTGGTCCAAAGTGCCTTGGCGCCGTGCCGGCGCGCGAAGTCGATGCCTTCAGCGCGGGCGGCGTTGCCCCATTCGCCGCGGCCGCTGCGCAGGATGAAGGTGTGGACTTCATACGTGCGCGGCGCAGTCCATAGCAGCCCAAAGCCGCCATGTTCGCCAAGCAGGAACCAGTGCTCTGGCCGTTCGACAATCGCCGACAGGTCCAGTTCGCCGGCTTCCGGCGCTCCCACAAACGGTCGCACGTCAGGGTGATTGACTACCCGGTTGACGGCGTCCGCGTCGTGAGTGCGCGCCAGCCGCATTAGCTGACCAGTCGGCCCGAGGCGCGGATATTGATGGCCGAAGCCGTGCCGGCGATGGTCGAGATGAACCCGTTGACCGGCAGCACATGCCCGACCAGTTCGGGGAACGTATATGTCTCGGACGGCTGGAGCGTCTTGGTCTTGACGATCAGGTTATCATTCGTCGCGCTGCCGGCGGCCGTGATCAAGTTGACGCTGATCGTCGCTGCGTTGGCGCTGTAATTGGTTGCCGTAAACTTGTCGATAATCGTCTGGACGCCATTCGACGTGTATTGCGTCGTCTGGCTGTTCTCCGCGGTCTTGGCCGGGATGATGTTGCTGATGGTAACGGCCATTTATACCTCCATGGAACTAATGTTATCGCTCACCGTGAGGATAACCGACGGCACCGCGGGGTGGACACCCGTCGCCGGATCGGCGTGCAGGCTGACACCAAGGTCGTCCACTTCCCACATCAGTTCAATATAGTCGCCGGCGTTCAGTTGTATCAGATAATTCCACGACACGACAAGTTCCGTGTTATTGCCTTCAAGGCGAATCACGCCGGCGCTTTCAGGAACATTAAAGCCGTTTTTGCGCAGCCAAATCCAAGCGCGGTGCGGGCTCCCGCCGGCATTAATAAACTGCGCGGAAAACTGAACGTTGTAGATGTTGGGGCGGTCAACGGAAATATGTGAGGTGGTAACGCCTCTGGTCACGCCGAATGATAAATCGGTCGTGTTAAACGTAATCGGGTAGGCCGTGTTGATGACGGCGGCCGTCTGATCGGTCGTATCATAAAAAGAGCCGTAGCGCGGGGTGCGGTACTCGCGGGCTGGCGGTGACAGCGCCAGCGCTTGAAGCTGCGACTGAATAACCGCGATGTCGGTTTCGCTGGCCGCGCGCGGTTCGGCGCCGACAGCTTGTGCCAGACTGTTGACCTTGGCGTCTACGTCGGCCGTAGCCGTGCAGCAATCAGGTGCGCTTTCCAGCCCCTGAATAGCTTCGCCGAACACGGCATCATAAGAGGCCAGCAGCGACGCCGTGTCGGGGGCTAGAACCGTTTCGTCTTGATTAGTTTGCGTTGCGGTCAGCAGCGACAGGAAGAACCGATACCACTCACGGCTAATCGCCCCGCTGCGCTCGTCGATCAAGGCGACGCGCGGCGGCGTAAGCTGTGTGGGGTTGATCGGTGCGGTCATCAGGCCCGCGTCCCGCTAAGGAGCAGTTCAGCGCCCATGATGTAGATACGCACCGGGTCGGTGCCTGACACCTCGTAAACGCGGTCGCGGATTTTCATCGTCGCGCCTAGCCGCCGCCAGATGGTACGGTAGCCGTAGCGGCCGATCTGGCCCATCGACTTCCAGTGTTCGTTTGACCACGTATGGCCGCCGTCGTCTGACCAGCGCAGCATGACCTGCGGGTTGCTGCCCTGCCCGACGTTCAGACCAACGCCTGTCTCGCAGTCAAGCTGCATCGAGTGCTGGATCGTGCGGGCCAGATTGTTAGCGCCGGTCGGCAGCGCGCGCCACGAGCGCAGCCATTTCTGCGGCTGGCCATCATCCGAGTAGACCTCAAGGTCGAACTTGTAGATTTTGCCGTTCTGGTAGTCGCCGATGACGTTTGTGCTGTTGAAAAACATCTGGCTATTTCCGCGATGGCGGTTAAACTGCCCGGCCGCAAACGAGGCGCGTTCGTGCCATGCGCCGGTCGCCACGTCGAATACCCACGTCGTGTTGGCGCTGGGGAAGTTCAGCACATAGAAGCTGTGGCCGTCCTGCTGATAGGTGTAGCCGACCGCGTCTTCGATGTTGGCGTATTCTTGTAGCTGCCACTCGATAGCGTGCGTCGAGACGCGCTGGCCAATATAGCCGGCGGCCCGGTAAACCATGCCTTGCCCGCGGGCGTCCTTGCCGAGCCAGTAAATCTGATTGTCCATCTTGGCGATGGAGTACGGCGCTGCGCAGCCCAGTTCGTTGTACGCGCCTTGGATGCGGGTCAGCGGGAAGTCCAGCAGACCGGCGTCGTACCAGACTTCGGTCGAGTTAGTGCCGAACACCCACACTTCGCGGTGGTCAACGAACACCGCCACGACATCGTCCGGGTTGCCTTCGGCGCTGGCAAATTCCAGCGGGTCAACGCTGGTGCCGTCCAGCAACTGCGTCACCCAAATCTTTTGGCTGTTGGGTTCGTTGAACGTGAAATAGCCGTCGATATAGCCGACCGTTGTCGCACCCGGGAAGTCCGGATCGGTAATCTGCTGGAAAACGCCAGTGTTGGCGTTGTAGATGTAGCCTTGCGGGTTGGCCGCGATAAACAACTGAATGCCGTTGTCGGCCATGCTGACCGAGCCGGTGCCAGCCACAGTGCCCTTAGCGACCGCGTTCCAATTGCTGTCGATTTGGAACAGCGTTGGCCCCGACACAACGTAGCCGTAATTGCCGAACGTCCACATGCCGCGGATCGGGCCAATGCCGACCGTAGCCAGCGCGGTTAGGCCGGGCGCGCGCTGAAGAAAGGCAGGCTCTTTGCCGCCTTCGGGGACAACCTCGGGATAAATGTTAATCATTCTGTTGTCAGCAGCGTTGACGCTGCGAGCGACATACGCCGCCCCGAGGATCGGCGTTTTCATCAGTAGTTCCCTGCGTAAACGTTGAACCGCTGCCTAGTCGCCACAATGCTATACGGCATCGACATGATGTCGTTCGGGTTGTTGATGCGCTTGAGGTTGCGCTTGCTGGCCATCGCAATGCGGCGCACTTGAGATGACGGCTCCGTGCCGAACTCCGGAGCCATTTCGCAGGCCAGATTGTAACGGAACGCCCGCAGATAGCCCGGCGGGAAATGAAGTTGGGTGGCCAACGTCGCCGGTCGGGTCAGTTCTTCAACCGAAACGAAATGCCACTCTAGGTCACGCGTCGGGCGCGGATAGATGAACATTTCCACGTCAGGAAACGTCTCGTTGACGAAGATAACCTGCGGGTACGTCGAGGTCACGGTTTTAACCGCGATGCCGTTGTACTGTTGCTGGTTGATAAACTTGATGCCGTAGCTGACACCGGTGCCCGGATCGCGGAAATAGGTACTGTCGTCGAGCAGCACGGGGCGGTTGCCGACGAAGTTGCCAGAAGGGCCAAGCGTGCGGCGAAGCTGACCGGCCGGCCAGATAAACACCTGATCCTGCGTTGCGAACACGGACAGACGTTCCGTATTCCAGCTATCCAGCATTTGGTTCATGGCGTTCAGCGCGTCTTGAGACGTTTCGGCCGAAGGCACTTCACCTTCGGCCAGAACGCCAAGAAGCCTGAGCGAACCGTTGATGATGTCGCCGGCCGATGCCATTGTCAGTCTTCCTGCTTGATGCGCGGGCGTCCACGGCGCTTGGGGGCCGCCAGTACGTTCACGACTTCGTCTTCCTCGTCGTCGCCATCGTATGCCGCCACGGAAGGCGTTTCAGGGTTATAGCGTTCCCAGCCGTGCATTTCATCATAAATCGCTTCGGCCTCGTCAATCGCGACCTTAGCGCCGTGCACCGCATGAACCATGTAGATAATAGCCATACAACCTCGCAAATGGGCGGCCCGAAGGCCGCCCATGTTTTTAGGCGATAAGCCCGAGCGCCGTAAGGCGGCTCTCAAGCTGTGCAACGCGGGTCTGAAGGTTAGCGATAACCGACAGAACAGTGTTGCCTTCGTCCTTAGTCGCAAAACCCCAAGCACTCGAATTGATGAGGTCTTGGATCGCGTAGTCCGGGGTGCCCGGAGCAGTCGAAGTGATCGACGTAAGCTGAGTGGTCAGCGCCGCGCCCTTGGCCGGATAGACCGGGTTGGCGATGGTGGCACCATCGAGGTACTGGTCCTCGTAAGCGACACCGATAGGCTTGGTGTTTGGCATGACAGTCTCCGTAGAGTTAGGCCCCGGCGGTTAAGCCGGGGCCAAGTCGATTACTTCAGGAACGCCGACCAAGTCGCGTCGCCGGTCTTGACGATTTTATAGGTATGAGCGCCAAAACGCGGCACCGTCACCGAACCGTAGACGGTGATGCCCGTACCGGCCGTAACCGGAACAGTCGAAGACGTACCCGAGTTGTTGTCGTTGCAGATGGTCAGGTCAAACGACGAACCCACCTTGGCCGACGGGATAGCAGCGTCAAGCTGCGCGCCCGTAGCGGTCGTAACGGTCAGGGTTGCGTCGCTGGCCTTCTTGCAAACAACAAGGCCGACAGCCATCTGAGCGCCGGACAGGGTAGTGTCGCCGGTCAGAGTGGCCGGAATCGACTGCACGCCGAGGACGGCTTCGTTCAGGTTGCCGTCGCCAAGCTGGTAGCCACCAGCACCATTAGGAAGAGCCATTATAAATCTCCTATAAGAATTTGCCCCCGGCCGAAACCGGGGGCGGTGTTAGGTTAGCCCCAGAGACGGCAAGCCATCTGCGGACGAATGGTGCTGTAGCCATACAGAACGTCAATACGGCAGGGCATACGGTCGTTGTTGATGTCGTACTGACGAACAACGCGGAGCGAGATGCCGTTGTGCACCTGACGCGACGCCATATCGACGCCCTGCGGCAGCAGGAGGTCGGCGGTGGCGAAGGTGATCGCGTCCTTGTGGTACACGAGGTTCTGCGCGTACTGACCGCCCGAAGCACCGACGAACACCACGGCCTTGCCGTTGCCCGGCAGCGACGAAACGGTGGCGAGGGCGTGACCGGCCGAATACATCGGAGCGACGGTGATGTTGCCTTCGCCCGAGCCGCCCAGCGTGACGTTCGATAGTGCGACGAACTGGAACAGCGAACCAGTCGACTCACGGGTCTGCGGGTTGACAGCGTAGCAGTCAGCGACGGTGAACACGTCGCCGGCCTTGACGGTGTCGCCGCTACCAGCGCCGGTGATGGCGATGGTGGTCGCGCCTTCGACCGTGACAGCCGCCGAGGTCGAACCGCCGGTGGCGTCGCGGGTGCCGCAGGTGAACTGCTTGATCGACTGCGACATGTTGATTTCTTCGAAACCAAGCACGCCGGTACCCATCAGGCCGTTTTTGAACTGACGGCTGACGGTGTCGGTCGGGTTAAACAGTCCCTTCATGCCTTCGACCAGACCGGCGTTGGCGGCCGGGTTGACGGTGGCATAGCGCGGCGACATCACGGCGGCGTTTTCGTTCAGCTTCTGCTGGGCCTGAAGCAGAACCAGCGAAGTGGCCGGCGTGGTGCCGGGGGTGCCGACCGAGTTGCCGATGGTCGAGAAAGCGTTGGCAACGTCCGCGTCAATGCTGGCAGCAAGCTGCGAGATACGCGGCTTGAGCACGCGCTCGGCAAAGTCGTCAAGCTGCATGGTCATTTCGGCGGTGGTGAAGTTCACGCCAATGTGCTTCTGGTTGGCAACGGTCAGCGTGGTGAACTGCTCGTTGTCGTCCTGCACCTGAAGGGCAGCACCGTCGGTGACGAGCGCACGGTCAGGCAGACGGATGCGCAGGGTCGAACCGATCTTGGCGCCTTCGACGGCAAAGCTGTCGTCGTACTGGCGGTTGACGTTGCGGGTGAGCACGAGGTTGTTCTCAAGGATTTCGAGAGCCTTCCGCGTGATCATGTCGATAGTAAGAATGCTGTTGGACATGGTGGTATTCCCAAATTAGCGGTTACGTTGTGCCTCGTACTTCTTGATCTGCCGTAGCCGTTCCGCTTCGATCCATTCCGACGTGCTCATTGACTTGGTCGAACGAGGGTCGGTGGTGTCGTATGCGGGTGCGCTAGAAGCGCGTGGCGTAACAGGAGCAATCGGTGCCGGGGCGGTTGAAGTTTTTCTAACCGGCGGATTTGAGGACAATGAAGCCTCAATCTTTCCGATTTCCTTTGCCTGCAAGATCGGGTGCAATCTGGCGATGCGGTCCGCTTCCTTGGGGTTGGAGCCGAGCCAGTAAAGGACATCGGGGCCAACATCCGAGGCTTGGATGCTCTGCGCCATGTATTCCGTGACGGGCAGGTTGGGGTTGTACGCGACTTGGTCGAAGTCGTCGTAACGGTCCCGCGTTGCCTCTTCACGGTCGTGGTACTGTTCAAGCAAGGCTTGCTGTTGCCGTGCGGCTTCCCGCTGGTTCAGCAATTCTTCCGCCTTACGTTCGGCCAAAGCCTCTGCGTATTGGTCGTAAGTCTCGAACTGCTCGGGACTGATGTCCGCAGAAGCGGCTGGCTTCTGGCGGGCTTCCATATCCGCAAGCCGTTGAGCCTGCTCTCGTTCCCACTTGCGCTGCTCTCTTGCAAGCCGCTTACCGACAATTGCGTCCAGTTCTTCCTGAGTGAAAGTCTTGGAGGCTTCCTGCTCGGCAGGCGTTTCCGGCGTTTCGTTTTCTACAGGCTCGACTGCTGCCGTGGCTTCGAGTTCTGGCGCGGGCACTTCCGCTAGTTCAGGAGCATCATCGCTCATTTGGTTTTGACCTTTCCAGTCACCTGATGTTCCGCATCAGTACGGTTACAGGCCAGTCTACAACATTTGTTGCAGGCTGGCAATCTCGTTAAAGGTTGCCTTCGCTGGTCCAAGTGCCGGGCGATCCGGCCACTGTACATACCCACGACTTTGGCTGACCAACAGCCGGCGATTGATTATACGCGCGGTCGCCAATCTCATATGTTTGGTCAGCGTCGCTAGGGACGCCCGAAGTCGAACTAATCATTTTTCCGTTAACGCCAATCGTTGCAATCATAGCGCTGTCTGGAAGATCGTCGTTCATCAAGCGCTCAAAAGGTGTATTAGCTTCGGCTAGGACAATGCTGTCAACAACGATATATTCGTTGCCGTTGGCTACATTTGAACTTTGGTTTACGTAAGTGTTTAGGAAAATCTGAGTTGCGTCTACCTGAACTGTTACTTCAGTCCACATAAACTGCCATTCCCCAACTGAAAAACGGTTGTTGCGGCTGTCGCTACTTACGGTCGCAGAGCCGTTAAAGCTATCTAGTGTGATTGACGGAAACTTTGTACGGGACGCAAAAACGTCGGTAAATTCGGAAATATCCGGAACATAAACCCAAGCGCCCATAACGATGCGTTTGCCGCGCAGTGACGTAACTGCGCTTCCAACTAGCGTCCAAGTCAAAACATTAAAGTTTTGGCCTGCCGTAGCGGTAATTTTAACCGCATTAGCACCTTTTCGCACCAACGTTGTTTCTTGGGCAAAAGTGCTGCGGTTCGGAGTTACGTTGTTCCAGCCACGGAACCACATATCAAAATTGCGGTTAGGAAAATAGTTGAAGCAAGCGCCTTCTTGCTTGCTACCTTCAGTCAACCAAGGTGAAGCGTTTAACGCTCCATTAGACCATACGTTCTGGCGAACATTAGTTGTATTGCTTGTGGTCAATACCGTTGGGCCACCGTTGACGCCACGCGAAACATGGCCTTCCACAAATAGCCCGTCAACGTCATCTGCAGAAAGCATAGCTGTGCCTGCGGTAACGTAATCAACCAAATTCATTCCAGTGATACGTATGCTTTGACACGCCGTTGTAGCACCAATGGATAAGTAAGGTGTTGCGCGAGGAGCGCTAACTACCTGCTCCCAGTAAGGCGAAGCAAAATGAACTCCCCCGCAACCATCTATTGTGGCCGCAAGAGGTGATACGTGTCCCCCTTCGTCGAGAAGTTGGCGAAAAAATACCCCGTAACTTCCGGTAAGGCTAAAAGCCTTTTTATTGTTTTCCGCCCTCAGATTAATATCTGAAGAGTTTAGATTGGTTCCGACTAAACCAACATCACAGCAGTTAACATGCACGTTGTCTAATGTGCCGATAAACCCAGAAATGTCCAAGCCTACAGCAACGCCATAGATAATGATGTTTTTGTAGTAAAATCGGTTGGCGTAAGTAGTGTGCTTAATTGCGGTGCAATTTTGCGCCGCGCCGCCAGCTATATATGTGTTGAAAACAACGCTCGACGCAATTTGCAAATCTTCAACCGAAAAAAACTGCGCATTTGCTGGGTAGACAAAAACAGCAGTACCGTCGCTGATGATAGGGTTAATCCTCGATCCTCGCCCATCACCATATATTTTTGAATTACCATAACACGAAATCGACGAACTTACTTTGTAAATCCCCGCAGGAATATAGACGCTTGCGTTATTGGCGTTCGCGGCGGTGATCGCGGCTTGAATGGCCGCAGTATCGTCCGCTGTGTTGTCGCCAACCGCGCCATAATCCAGTACATTTACCGGCGCGCCTTCTATCATTGAGTATGTTGCTTTGGTCAAAGACATGGCGGACACCTATTTTGAAAATGATTGAGTTTCGCTGTTTATCAAACGCTGGGGCCAATACGATAATTTTTTCATGTGACCAAACAGCGAAGCAAACCCGACTTGATGCCCAATATTAAGGGCACTGACAGCAGGAACTAACCCTAAGCTATCGGTCCCAACTGCGGCCCCATTGGTAGCCGCGACAAAACTGTCCGCTTTGTACGCAAAAGCTGTTTTGGTTGTGGTCTCATTTGTAAGTGTGACCCCAGTGCTTATGTTGGCTTGCGAGGAACCACTGGAATTAATAAACACGAATGGGATGGCGCTTGTGCTAATGTTAACATAAAGTCGGTTGTTTAATGTGGTATCGTTAACAGATATTACTGCTTTGCTAAAGGTGCTGGCCGTAGCAGCGTTAGATGAGTATTCAGCAAGAAACGCCCCTTCGCTGGCGTTGTACCAACTGCTAAAATTTGTCCCTGTCATTGATACAACGTCAGAGTTGCGCGTCAGGCTGGTCGTGGTCGTTGGGATGTAGCTGGTCGCAAATGCTCCTGCTTCGAGTTGTGCGCCCCAAAACAAAATATCCGCGGTCGTAGACGCGCCGACTGACCCGGCCAGCCGTAGCATAAAGTTAGCCCCGCTAGCGCCAGATACTGAAAACCGCGTAAATGAAGACGGTGTTACAGATATATTCTGGACATTGGAGCCAGTCAGAAGCTGGAGCGAATACGTGTTCGCGTCGTTGCTCTTTAAATAAACCGTGGCTGTGCGCGTATCGGTTCCGCCAATAAACTGAAAAACACGACTAAGATCACTGACAGTAGTGCCTGCGCCTCGGTTAAACTCAATGCGATCAGCAGTCGTAGTGCCATCTGGTGCAACGGCGAAGTTGGGTGTGACGACAGGGGCCACACCAGTGCCGGTTGCGTCTTTTGTCCACGCACTTTCGTTTGCGCCGGACGAATGCAAAAGCAAGTTTGCGCGTGTTTCTTCAATCAACAACCCTTTAGGCGCAAGTGTGGCGGGGTCGTAGTCGAAACGAGGCAAATTAGCGTTGACAGTCTCAATCAGGCCGCTGCTGTTGACGCGGGTAGCCGTGTTTAATGCCCGCGTGACAGTCACACGAGGATCAAGCACGCCAGTCGTAAAGTCCAGCGCAAGCCGAGGTAAAACCCGCTCGGTAGCGGTAGGTGCGTATGCAGGCGTTATCATGGGTTAGGCACCTTACGGACACGGATACGAATAGTCCCGCTTCCAAGATCAATCGTTCCGCCAGTTTCATTCTGAAAACGCACCGTGACGGTGTTGAGCGCAGTAACTTGGCCGTCCAAATTGATGCCTTGCGTATCAAGCGAAAACGAAATCTGATCGACGTAATCGCCAAGCGCCGCACCCGTTACGGTCACATCGGTTTCCGCGCCAGCACCATCGTTTAGGCTGGGTGGGTCATAAGTGGCTGAGGCAAACAAAATATAGCCTTGGTTTTCGCCGAACTCCGCTTCAGAAAACCCGCGAATACGTGCGGTCGATCCTGTCAAAGCGTTGTCAGCTACCCAGACATTCGTGTACGTTCCTACCCCAGTAAATTTGCGAACGCCGTGCGTCCCACCGCCTCCAACATTTCCAGTAATGGTCAACTGTGCAAAATTACCCGTTGCACCGGTCTGCACGCCAATTGCGTCCGTGGCGGCGGTCATGGTGATGCTGTTGTCGCGGACGCCACAGTTGTTAATGTCAGCGGTGTTGGCGTAGACATAGATGCCTTCGGCGCTGCTGCCGTAAATCGTATTGCCCGATATATCGACAGCCGAGATCGTCGCTGCTTCAGACAAAACATAGACGCCGCGACCAGTGCTGGAGATTACGGTGTTGTCTGAAATGTTTAGCCCGTTAATATCGCGGTTCGCAGTGTTCGACCGCGCTAAAATTCCGTGGTTCGCCGCATTCAGAACAGTGTTGCCCGTGATGTTGACGCCGCTAATCGTCCCAACGGTGCCAACTGGGAGAAGGTAGACGCCAAAAAGGCCGCTGTCACGGATTACGTTGCCCTTAACGGTTAAACCAGTTTGATTTTCAGGGCGGCGCGGCTCCAAAAAAACGCCATAGTTTTTGCAACCGATTAGGGTGTTGTCAGCGATGACAACGTCAAGGCCTTGCCATGTTATGCCATCAGAGTTGGTGCCGTTTTTGGCGGTCGCCGTGTTTCCGACAAAGTTCCAATACTGGCACGGGCTATGACCATCGTATGCGCTATCAAGGCCACCATAAGCATTGTTGCCAATGATGTTGACAAAGCGGTTTAAACCATAGCCACCAGTGTTCCCGCCGCCGCTAACGCCATGACGGCAATCAATGAACTTGTTGCCGATCACGTCGCCCCATTGGCTGCCGTCATAGATAGCTACACCATAACCAGTGCCAGCATTGTTGGAGCGATAGAATGAGCAATTGGTCGCGGAAAAATTAAGGGTGCTTTGGAAGGTCAAAGCCTCAAAATCGCCGTCCTCAAAAATGATGCTATCAACGTGAACATCGTTGCAGCGGTAAAACGTCAGCAACTTATCGTTCGTTCCAGAACCACGAATGGTGCCGCCACCAAAAACGCGGATATTGGAGACCGGGTTCAGCTTGCGAATAGACGCCGTGTCAGCCGTAGCATAATCACTCCACAGGCCGTCTTGAAGCGTAATTGATCCGCTGGAAGTCGATTTGACGATCTGGAACTCACCGTCTTTCTGCGCTGCGGGGTCGGGCTGCCGTTCAGAGTAGATCAGCACATAATCGCCAGCGGTAAAGGCAGCCTCGGCGCCTGCGGCTACCGCTACGCTAGTGTTGGTGCGTGAAGCATTAGACGCGAGCGGCACTGCCGTGCCCACGGTACCTTGCGCTTGCATTGCAATACCGCCCGACAAGGTGGCCACGTCAAGAACGGCTTTTGCGCCTATATTAAGATGCACGTTTGAAAGCAAAACTAACGCAGTGTCGATATTGTAGACACCTTCCGGGAACCAAAGTGTGCCGCCGCCAGCCGCGTTGAGCGCCGATATGACTGCGTTGATTGCTGGGCCGTCATCCGCCACGCCATCGCCTACAGCGCCGAAGTCCTTGACGGAGACGTATTGCTCCAGCTTGGTTTGGACGGTTTGCGCGGTGGCCCCGGTAAAGCCCGCAGTATACCCTACGTCGCTCGCGTCTACAGCCCCGGTGGTAGTTTGAACGGCCGTGGTGAACTTGACTTCGGCACCGACATGCAAGCCGCTGGTAAAGGTCACGGTGTCGCTGTCCGTCTCCAGATAGCTGTCGCCGACGTACTGGTTCACACCGTCAATGTAGACCGACAGCGAGTTGGTGCCCGGCGTGTAGTTGATCGTCGAGAGATTGAACACAGTCTGACCGGCCGTGGCCGTGATGACCTCTTCCTGCACCGTGTAGTTGACAAAGTTCGAGTTGACGCCGGTGATGTTATCGTAGGTGCCAATCAGGATTGCCGTCGAGGTTTCGATGACAAACTTGTAGATCAGGCTGTCGGTCAGCCAAATCTCGCCGCCCGGTACGCGCCCGGCGCTGTCCAAAACGATAGGATTGGCGTGCGGCGTGCCCCCGAGCGCGCTGGTGTACGTAGCCTGCGGCGTGGTAGTGCCGGCCGCGTAGGTGTAAATCTTACCCCCTGACAGCGGCTGGCCGTTGTTATCAAAAAACTGACCAGCAAAACCGCCGATAGGTGAGGGATTAACAGACATAGCTACACACCCAGATTGCCGGCCGCCACGAAGGTGTTAGCGACCGGGCAGATTAGCGAAATGACGGCGTACTGGCCCATAGTGCTAAACAGCGACGAGTAGGACACCAGCGTCTGCCCGCCAGCGGCCACCGTAACCTTGCCTGCGTCGCCCTGAATGATCGTCACGCTGAAGCCCGCACCCAGACCGGCCGCGCAGGTAATCGTTACCGCGGACCCGCTGGTGCAGTAGATGACCTTGCCGTTGTCAGCGGCCGACAGCGTGCGGCTGGTCGTGGCTTCGGTAATGATGCCGTCAGGCGTCAGAATGTAGCCCGCGGCAGACGCTGGCCCCGAGATGTTTAGCGGAACCCCCGTGACGTTCATCATGCGTAGTAACTCACGTTAATTTTTCCGCCGGCCACTGTGTTAATGAACCGAAGGTTGGTGAGGTTGCCGTCGTAGAGCAGCGACGTGCCGACATAGATGGGCATACCGACCGATGCCGTCGGGTCGGTGCCGTCGTCGCGCCAGCGCACATTCTGCCCTTCAGGGGTGATGATGGCGAAGGTCGCCTGCTGGACCGACCCGTCAGGGGCGCGGGCAGGGACCGTCAGGCTGGTAGCCGAGTTTGGGGTGAGCTGCTGATAGCCCAGACAGAAAGTGGTGGTCTTCAGTCCCATGATGTAACCTCACGCCAAAAATTTGAGTTTGTACAGGGTGGTATAATACAGCCCAAAAATCTCGTCGATGATGTTCTGGAGTGGGGTGCACTCCTTCTCGACGACCTTATACCGCATTTCCATCAGGTCGTCCACTTGACCTTCAAGGAAGTCTACGACGTTGCTGGTCTTCTTGGCTGACATCAGCGAAATAGGCCCGATCAGGCCGTATTTGCCCTGATAGGCTTCCGCAAACTTGTCCGCGAGATCAATGACCCCGTCGTAAAACTCGCCCAGCGCCGTGTGCTTGGCGTAGCTGCGCGTGTTCAGGTGCGCCGAATGCGTCACGTCGCGTGCCAGAAACAGCATTCCGATGAAGTCGTTACAGTTGCTCATTTTCAGCCATTCCTTCGGGCATTTCTGGCATCATTTCAGGCATTTCTGGCATCATTTCAGGCATTTCTGGCATCATTTCAGGCATTTCCGGAGCCTCTTCAGGTTCCTCGGCTTCAGGCATCTCGCGCATCTGCGGTGCCTCGCCGATCAGGTCGCCGGTGTCCAGCGCGGCGGCGATAGTGCCCATGACGATGTCCTGAATCTGTTCCGGCGTCATGCTGTTCTGGACCGCGGCGATGCGTTTGGTTTCGGCGTTGTAGGCGTCGATCTCGGACCGGTAACGGTCGATCTCGACCTTCTGCATTTCGGCGCTGTCCTGAATGTTCTGCATGATGTCGGTGACGCGATTCAGTTCCTGCGTCATTGCCTCGATCTGCTGCTGCGCCGCCATCATTTCGGGCGACTGATCGCCTTCGGACAGCACCTTCGGGTCCAGAATCTTCTTGAACCGTGCGGCCATTTCCTGCGCGCCCGGCCAGTCCATGTTCTTGATGAACAGGTCGCCGGCCACCGTCCAAAGCTGCGGGTTGGCCTGCAAAATCTGGCTCATGGCGTCGAGCGCTTCCTGACGCTTGGTCATGTAGCCGGGGCCGGTCGTGACCATCACGTCATAAGTGCCCACGCCGGGGTTGTAGATTTTCTCGATCATGGCGCCCGATTGGTCGCGGATTTCCTTGACCGGCTCCTGCTGCATCGGGTTGAACTTGACCATGCTCACGTCGCCATCGACACCAATGATGCGGGCGATGCGCTGCGTATCGTAAATCTTCGGGATCAGGTCGACGATCTGACGCGTGATGTGACGCACCGCGCGGGCGAGGTTATCGACGTAGTGGTACGTCCCCACGTCGCCCTGTTTTTCACGGGCCACGATAGCCTTGGCCGAGCGCTCGTTGCCGCCGATCCCCAGTGAGGCGTCGTACTGGCCTGTGGTGCCCTTGATGTCGTCAGCAGCCCCCATTTTGGCCTGTATCAGGCCAGTCTGGGGCAACGGAGGAGGTGCACGCTGCGGAAGAGGGAGGACATTCCCAGCGCCGTCCGTCACGTCGGGATTGACCTCCAGATACGGCCAGTTGGTCGTGTTGGCGGTCTTCCACTGCTGTTCGTAGCCTTCGAACTGGCCGCCGTAACCGATAAACGGCGCCTTGGGCGCCAGCGCCAGCATCTCTGCCTCTTGGCTGGTCCAGTAGTTGTACATGCGCTGCGCGTCCTTGGCGTTGCGCACAAGACCGCTGATGTGCAGTCGGCCGTCCACTTCCCACTCGTTGCCGATCACACGGACGACAGGAATCCACTTGCCCGGCCACTCGCGCTCGTCGAGCACGTCGAAGCCGTTAGTCTTCATCCACATGACCTTCTTGCGGTCTACCTGACGGCTGCGGACGGGTGCCCCGAACATGGCCATAAGCTGCTTGTCGCGGGGCGTGCGCGAGATGGCCGTCTGGTTGTCAGGGTAGAGGTGCAGGGTGGCACGCTCGTACTCGCAGTAGAAATACTCCGCGATGCGGATGGTGTCTTCCTGAAGCCACGACGAGATGCCCTGATCGCCGACGCCTTGGCTGTACAGCGTCGAGATCGGCGTCGCGTCCGGGAACATCCGCTCGTATTCGCTCTTGAGGATGTCTTCCGTAACGAAGCACCACTGCGCGTCAGCCCCGCACGGGTCTTGGATCGTCGGGTCCATGTAGACGCTGAACGAGTTGCGCACCCGCCCGATGCGGATGTCCTGATCGAACGTCTCGTCGTTGCAGTACTCGGTCAGCAGGCGGAGGTAGCCTTCACCGTAAGTGACCTGATTGTCGCAGGCCGTGTCGTAGGCCACGTCGGCGTCCGACATGTACTCGATGTGGCGCACCACGCCGTTCAGGATTTCCGCGACCTCGATGTCGGCGTTGTCATCAGCCGGGATGACCTTGCCGCTGGGGCGGTTCTGGCGCTGCTCGTTCGTGACCTGACGGACGTGCTGCGGCAGCTTGTTGATCGTCAGGCACGGGCGGGCGTTGATCGTCTGGCCCTGCACGGCCCCGCGGGTCGCCAGCACGTCGGCCGGCCACTGCCACTGATTGTCAGGGCTGCCCGCCATGAACCGCAGGTCGTCGAGTTCATCCTCGCGGCTGTCCGAGTAGGCCGACTGCGCCATTTGCAGCCGGTGGCGCATGGTCGCCATCTTGTCGTCGCTGCCCGACGACTTGGCAGGGTTAGACCCCACGTTGGCGACCTTGCCAGCCGTATTGATGCCCGTGGGATCGGCCATATTACTTCTTCTTGCCCTTCTTGGCGGCTTCGCGCTTTACCGCATAGGCGATAGCAACCGCTTGTTTTTGCGGCTTTCCAGCGGCAATTTCAGCCTTGATGTTTTTGCGGAAGGCGGTTTTGCCCGCCGACTTGACCAGAGGCACGTCAGCGGCCCTTCTTCACAGGCGTCTCGCGCATGCGCGTGACGACGCTAATCACGTCCTTGGCGGGCCGACGCCGCATCAGGGCACTTTCGCCTGCTTCTTCGCGCTGAATGCGCTCAGCGCGGCCCAGAACGGCGCTGGTGGACATGTTCGGGGCCGGTTTGGTAGCCGGCTTGGGCTTCGGCAGGGTCATGCGGGGCGGCTTGGCCATTTTACTTGCCTTTCTTCGCGGTTTTGGCGCTGTCACGGAACGCTTTGGCGGTCGGAGCGCCTTTAGCGCCCGGTTTGCGCATTTTTTCGCCTGATCCGGCCGCAATTCGGGCCTTTTTGGCGTGAATGTTGGCGTATAGTCCCGGTTTCATGAGCATTTCCACCGCTTGAGGCTGGCCTTGGCACGTTCGCCGTCCTTGGCCTTGGCTGCTACCGCGCCCATTCGGGCGCAAAACGACTTCTTACGGCCTGCATCGGCCTTTGTCTTGGGGTTCGGCGCCGGTGCCTTGAGGTTTGACCCAGTTTCGCGGTTATACTTGGCCCTGCCTTTAGCGGTCAGCCCTGCGCCCTTGGACACCGGCAGCTTTTCGCCGCGCCCAACCGCCAGTGATACTGACTTTTTCTTGTCGGCCATGTGTCAGGCCCCCAGCCAAGATGTAGAAATTCCGCTCATAGAGTACCCTTTGCGCGGTGTTCTGTCAACGCGGGCTTCGCGGGACGCCAGCGGGTATGCGAAAGTCAGCGCGATGGCGTCGGCAGCGTCTGGCGAGGCCAGCCCGCGGGCTTTCATGTCCTTCTTGCTTTCAAGGAACAGCGTGCCTTTGCTGTCAGGCTTGACGCGCGGCCCGATCAGGTCGGTTTTCAGGAAGCGATCCTCGGGGATCGACGCTTCCTTGAGCCAGTCGCGCATGGCGCCCCACATTTCGGCGCGCTTGTTGCCGTACATCATCTGCTTCTGCGCCTTGTTGCCGAAGTTGACGCCCCTGATCTTGTACCGCTGCTCCTTCAGTCGGTCCACGACGCCTGCGCCGAGGCCGCCCTCGTCGATGCAGACCAGCGCCGGTTTGTACTCCTCGATGGCGTCGATGACGTGCCCGACCACTTCCATCGTGTCGGCCCCGCGCATCCGCTTGATGGCGACGATGTCGCGGCCCTGCCGCACGGCGATCACGGTTGCGTCCGACCCGAACCGCGCCGGATCCACTCCGATAGCGATGGGCGCGGACGCATCCTTGTAGCGCGGCCGGCGCATGGCGTCATCGACCACGTTGACTGCGATGAACTGGTCGTCGCCCTCCGACGGGAACTGTCCGTAGACCTCGACGTTGGCTTGGTAGCTGTCCGGGCCGTACTCGTCGATGATCTGCTGGTAGAGGTTTTTGTCGGTTCCTTCGACCTCGCGGGCGTCGATGTTGCGCGTGTGCCAGAAGCTGCGCTTGGAGTTGAACGTCTCGTAGAAATACCCCGTGTTGCGGCGGGGATTGGAGAAGGCCAAATGGAAGCGATTGGGCGTGTTTTCCGTGAAGAAGCCCTGCGCCACCGACCAGATGCTGTCGGGGATACCGCTGGCTTCGTCGAAGATCAGCAGCACACCGTCGAAGTTATGTACCCCTGCGTAGGCGTCAGGGTTCTCTTCAGACCACAGCCGCCCTTCGACCGACCAGTAGCGCGTGCCTTTCTTCAGGTCGCGCTCGACGATTTCCGTCAGCCATTTGGCGGGCATGATGCGGGTGGCGGCTACCTCGAACCAGTGGCTGTTCAGCGACATCGCCAGCCACTTGGTAATTTCCGCCCATGTGACCGAGCGTAGCTGCGCTTCGGAGTTGGCCGACACGATAGTGGTCGAGCCTATCCGGGTGGATAGCATCCAGATAACCAGCCAACTAACCAAGGCAGACTTGCCAATACCGCGACCCGAAGCCACCGCTTTCCTAAACGTATCATAATCCAGCTTTCCGCTGTTGGCTTGGATATGATTACGTAAATCTACTAGGATGTCACGCTGCCATTTGCGCGGGCCCGTAAAATGCTCCAGCGGCGTGCCGCGTTCGCCCCACGGGAAGGCCAGCAGCACGAAGGCCAGCGGGTCGTCCTTGATGGCGGGCGACCACAGCCGCGCCATCAGTTCCATCTCGTCCTGAGCGGAGTAGACCGGCTGCTGCATCAGAACATGTTTTCGTAGGGGTTGAAGCCGCCTGCGTTGCCGTAAGTGCCTCCGTAGGCCCCGCTACCGTATGTCCCGTAGGTGCTGGGCGTCCTGTACCGCCCGAACGGCGACTGCGGCGGTGGTGCGTAGCCGGCGCCCAGCATGGCGTTGCGGGGGCCGCCTGCGCTGGCGCCGCGGCCTTGGAAGCCCTGATAGGGCTGGAACGGCGTCATGGTGCTGAATGTCGGCATGGCGGGCATGTCCGCCAGCGTCGGGATGGGCGCGAAGTCCTGCGTGCGCTGCATGGCCGCAGAGATCGGGGTTACAGGCGCCACTTGCGTAGCGCCGCGGCCGCCGCCGCCAAGGTTGAAGTTCATCCCGAACGCGCCGGGCGTCGACATGCCGCTGGCATCCCCAAACGGATCAATCCGCATGACTGCCGGACCGCCGCTTTCCACGGGCATGTAGGGAATGAACCCATTAGTCATCGCGTTGCGCATGGACCGTCTCCGTAGGGCTGGGCACCGTGGCCGTCCGGTCTTCTAGCGCATTTACCGGGCTATAGATACCCTCGATTACGCGCGTCTGCGCCCGCTCCAGCGCGCCGATCACGCTGATCTGCTGGTCGACGTTCACGTCGATCTGCTGCTTGGCTACCCACCCATGCTGGTGCTTGAGGATGTTCAGCGCCGCGGTGGCGTCGCCGTCCGCTGCTGCGTCGTGCAGCGTCTTGGCCGCGAGGTATTCGCCGTCCGCCCGGCCTTTCAGTTCCGCCATCTCCACCAGCGGGTCAAACTCCTGCAAGCGGCGAAACTGCGCCGGCGTCAGTCCAGCCTTAAGCGCGAGGCTGTCACCCTTCAGGCCGTACTTGGCGGCTTCATAGATCGCTTCCAGACGCGCCTCAGTGGCTTCGACGCGTTCGGGCGTGAACGGCAGTGAGTAGAAGGTCATAACCGTAATCCTAACGCAATTTCGGCACCTTTTCTAGCCGCCGCCGCTTCCTCCTTAGTTTGATAGAGCCCAAGGTATATGGCTTTGCGGTTTACCGTTATGCGCGCTTCCCAAGCATTGCGGTTTTTTGACGCCGCCGTCACGCCTTTTTCGCCGGACGAGGCTCTGCCAGCTATATTGTGGCAATTAACAGAGCGCGTGACAGACCGCAAATTGTCGATACGGTTGTCTAGCCTATCGCGGTTTATGTGGTCAACGTCGGCGGAAGGCCAATCTCCATAGACCCATAACCATGCCAGTCTGTGCGCTGGTGTTGCTCGCCCTTTAAACGTCAAATATCGGTATCCTTGCGGCGATATGCACCCTGCTATGTCGCCTGCTTTTTGCCTACCCCAAGACGTGCGGCGGCGAAATTCGCCGGTGTTGGGGTCATAATCGTATTTGGTTTTTAGGGCGTCTAAATCGGTCATAGCTAACCATACCGCAGTTTTTAAAAAATAAAAAGAAAAAAATTAATTTTTGTCTGCGGACCGTGCCCGTGACAATCACACGGCGCTCGGCCCCACCCCCTCCCCCTCCAGCCAACCGGCAATCCGGTTTTATGCTGCAATGCAGCAAAGCGCGTGGCCCTTTTGGCTGTGGGCAATGTGGGCAATGCGCGGGACCATTGCTGGCTGGCGATGCACGAGCACACATTGTCTAGCTGGCAGGTAGACAAATGAGAACATCGACGAGGGCGGTCAGCCGATCGCGCAACTATCAGACAGCCATGAAACAGATTGTGTTTCACATCGCAGACCCGGCGAAACTTACCCTCAAAGCCGTCACACTTTTTGTTATTTTGTTGTTTAGAACAAACCGTAAACAAATCGGGAAGATTAGTTTGAGGGTAGCCGAGTAGCCAAAATGCGCGGCCGCGCTCTAAGGGGCCTTTCCGGGCAATTTAGGCGTATACATTTTTGCAACACTATCTGTTGCAGCACTGCCACAAACTTTGATGTCACAAACTTTGAAGCGCGGCGGGCTAGAGGCGCCGCGGGCTGGGGGCGTGGGTCATGTGGGCAATGTGGGCATACAGTTTTTAATCGCGGCCATTTCTATCCTTATTGCGAATCATTCTTAACTAGCATTTATAATTTTTCCAACCTTACAACTGATGACCCACATGACCCACAAGCCCTACGCCCTCAGGATTGCCGCGCCTTTAGCCGTGGGCAATACCCCCAAAAATGCACCGCCCACACACCACCCAAAATACCCACAACCCGCGCTATTCGCCACACCCCTATAATAGAGCGCTGTTAGCAGCGCCTCGGTTGTGGGCATTCCGTGGGCGATTGTGGGCAGTCCGTGGGCGATTGTGGGCAACGCCTGAACGAAACACTTTTTGTTTGACCCTACCCTCAATCTATGCGACAAGACGCCATCAACACCCGTAGGAGCAACTGACATGACCATCGAATTGACCCTCCCGACCGACACCTTCGACCGCGACGCCCGCTTCGCGTTTGAATACCTCGACTACAAGAAGCGTCCGACGCGCGGCGAGGGCTACCTCTTTCACGATGATCGGAATGACGAAATGTTTCTCATGCAGGCTGCCGGTTGCCTCAAGTCGCACTACACCGACGCGGACCGCGCACACATCGACCGCATCTACAACGGCGAACAGGTCGTCCGCCACGGCGACACCGTCTCGGTCGGAGGCAAGCTCTACACCGTCAAGGTGCTGGGCAACTACAGCGACGCGGGCCGCCTCATTCCCGCCTGACCATCAACCCGCCGGGCGGCGACAACCGCCCGGCGCAACAACATGGAGCAACTGACATGACCCGCCGCCTAATCCTCGACGCCGCCGCTATCCTGATCGCGCTGCCCTGCCTCGTGCTGGCGCTGGCGCTCATCCTGCCGAACTGACCATAACTAGGAGCAACACGACATGGTTACACAGACTGTCTCGCAAGCGTATCTCGATGGCATCATCGAGGGCCGCGACTTTAAGCGCCACTGCGTTGCAGCGGGCGACACGATCGACCGCGCGTTCATCACCGCGCATATTGACGCGATCGAGCGCACCATGCGCGGCTTTAGCGGCACCATGCGCGATTTCATGCGCGGAGAGCGCGACTACTGGCGGGGTCAGCTTAAGAAACACTGACAAGCCGAAACAGGCGGCCCTAGCGCCGCCTGTCCGCGCCCGCTGGCCTAGGCGCGCTGATGAGGCAGGCCACACCATAGGAGCAAACGACATGTCTATGAACCTATTCATTCACCCGGCAGAGCCTAGCGAGGCCGCCCGCGAACTGTACCTGTATACGTCCAACTGCGCGCCCGCATGGCGCATGGCCGAGGCTGCGTTCCGCAACTATGAACGCAAGCGCGCCAAGGGCCAGTACGACGCCGCCCTAGCCCGCAAGGGCCTGATCTACGCTGTGGAGCAAGCCGCGCGCGAATATGTCCGCGAACATGGCGCGCCGGGCGACAAGTGGCACGCGCTGTTCCTGCCAGCCGACCGCCGCGCCGCCGCGCACATGATCATGACCGACACCGAAGCCGAATGGGCTGCCGGTAACAATTGGAGCAACTGACCATGACCGACGCAGACTTTCACGAGCAACGCCTGTACCTCGCCCGCGAGGCCCTGAACGCCTATTGCAACGCGCGCGGCACCATCAACGCGCCCGACGAGGACGTCACCGACCTGATCACCGACCTGTTGCACTTGCTCGACACGTACGAAGGGCAAGCCAGCGTCGAACTGGTCCTGACCATGGTGAAGAGCCACTATGAAGCTGAAACGGACGCCTGACCTATGGCTGACCCCAAACAGCATTACTGTCCGACCGAGGCCGAGCGGCTGCACCGCGAGTACATGCGGCGCGCAAGCGAGGCCCTGCTGAACCAACTGACCGATCGACACCCGCGCATTGTGCAGGCCCTGCAAAAGCGCGCACAACAAAGGAGCAACTGACCATGTACGACCCTTTCTATGACCGCACCGACTGGCGGCGCTGCGACGACCAGCGCCTGACCGCCGCCGCCCGCGAGAGCAATCACGAACTGTGCATTGCGCTGGGCGAACGGCTGGAAGACCTGACCGACATCGACGATCAATTGCAGGACGTGATCGCCGAGCGCGACGAACTCGACAAGCGTGTGGCGCTGCTGCTGACCGAACTCAATGAACTGCACGAGGCGCTAAAGGGCACCGGGGCCGGGCTGGACTGATGGGCGCGGCGATATTCGCCCTAGCGCTAGGGCTGCTCTGCCTACTCTTGGAGGAATGACCATGACAACCGAAACGACCGAACGTATCCCCGCCGCTGTCCTGACCGAGCAGGACGTGCTACAGGAAGCCGCCACGGCCCTACAGGAGCACGAACGGTTGCGGGTGGCCCTACGGACCAGCGAGACGCGTCTGCGCACTCTGTGCCGCCAATTTGACGCCGCCAGCGGCTCAACAGGCTTCGCACCGCACCATCTGGCACAAGCCTGCAAGGCTAGGGGGCTGTTGTGACCGCCCCCGGAACTGACTGGCTGCGCGCCATTCCGACCCGCGACTTCAACTGTCGGCTGGTCTACCTGACACCGGCTGGCCATCGCCGCACGGCACACGTCAAGACCCGCGCGGCACTGGCCGATGCAGCGCTCGACGTGGCCGAGCGGCTGCTGGCGCGCGACCAGCGCCGCCGGGTGGCCCGCGTCGTCTACGCAGAGGCGATCGAGCAATGACGCAGACGCGCGACGAGGCGGCGCTGGAGATCGGCCACCACCTGCTGGACGATGCCGACAAGCTGCGGATGTTCCTTGGCGACGGCTTCGAAGCAATCTTTCCGATTGCATGGAAAGGCCGAACCTATACTGTAACCCTCAAACTGGAGCAAAACGACCATGAGACTGGATAATTGGCCCATGCTGTTCATCCTGAGCGTTCTGGGCATCGCCGCGTGGCTGGCATTCACGACACCCGACATCGAGGACTTGGAACTCACGGACGAGGACTGGGGACTATGACAGACGAACTGAAAGCGCTGGTCGAGGAATTATGCGACAGCCTAGAAGCAGAGGTGCGCGACCGTTGGGGCTATGATGAGCGCCTAAAGCGCCAGCTTGACCGCGACATGGAGGTTGTGAACCGCGCCCGCAAATTGCTCCCCACCATCCTCACCGCCCTAGAAGCCCTGCCTGTGATGCGTGAGGCGTTGTCAAAGATAGCAGCCGAATGCTGGGTCACTGCGGGAACCGATGCCCAGATGTATTCGCGCTGGCGCAAGCTGGCTGTTGAGCGAGTGGACATCGCCCGCGCCGCCCTCGCCAAGCCCATGAAAGGACAGACCGATGCCGAATGAACGCTACGTCACGTTTTGGCGTAAGCTTGGTGAAGAATGTTTGGATTGGGGCCACCATGTCTCATTCAGTTCCGCCGATGCCGAGCAAGTCGTCGCTAATCTCAAGAAGCGAGGCATTCGCGAGTATCACACCGCTCCGCTGGGTGAAGGGATACCCGAACTTTCCTACCCGCTCCCGAAAGGACCGACCGATGAAGCCTGATAACCCGCCTGCGTTTCCGTCATTGTCACCGCCCGGTAGCTGGGATGATCCCGGCCACGGCATGACCCTGCGCGACTGGTTTGCTGGGCAGGCTTTGGTCGAACTATCTAGCCTGATCGAAGTTAACAATCCCGGAACTTACAAGGTCGTTGCAAGTTTTTCATATCAACTTGCCGACGCCCTGCTTGCCGAACGGGAGAAGCGCAATGACTGATCCGATTGAAGCGATGGCGCGGGCCTTGTGCAAGGCTGACGGGTGCGATCCAGACCGCAGTGTCAAAGTGCTTCGGAAGGGCGATCCCCATGTGGCTTGGCAACTTTACATTGAGGACGCCACCGCCGCCCGCGATGCCCACCTCGCCGCACCCCCGCCCTGCGCCACTGGCTTTGGGCCAACTTCGGTTGGGATTGCTACGAATGGAACGACGATGACATCAGGTTCTAAGCCCTTTGGGCGGCCACGCACTTACCCGCTGGCACCCATGCAGCCCGGCGACAGCGTGACGCTGCCAGCGCCCACCAGCGCCGACATCAAGCGTATCTGCCGCAACGTCAGCCAGTACGGGCTGCGCCATGATCGCTGCTACCGCTGCCGCACGACTGACGGCGTGATGACCATCACGCGGATCAGGTAACAAAAAGCCCCGGCGGAGTGAGGACCGCCGGGGCTTAAGTTAACCAGTGGAGCAAACACTGACTACCGGATGCCTACCACCTTACGGTCGTCCGATGCAACCCCCTCGACGCCTTCGACCATGCGGCGCAGTTCAGACTTCGAGTAGCGCTCGATCATCGCCGCCCGGGCAAAGATTTGCTTCTTGGTCGGGAACTCCCGCGAGTGCAGGCGCCCGCAGTCTACCCAGCCAGCTTCCTTGAACGCGTGCAGCAGCGCCGCCTGCGGCACCTTCGACACTGGGATACCCAGCTTCGTCGCAACCGCGTCGCACACCTTGTGGAACGGACTGGCGATCACACCGCACGCGAACACATCCATGCCGTGCGTCATCATCTCAACCATATGGCTTTCCGTCATGCTCATGCCGTGCTCGACCATGTTCAGCTTCCACTCGGTCACTGGCGGCGCTGCCGCCGGGTTGAACGCCGACACGTCACGCTGATGCAGCCAAGCCGCGATCTTCTGGAAGCCGCCCTGCTTGTACCACTTCCACAGCGCTTCGGCGTCGTCTTCGTGCATCCGCGGCGCACGCGACCAGAGGCAGAACCAGCGGCGGTCCTGCGACGGGAGCGAGATAGGGACAGGGTCGTTCGTGAACGCCACGACCAGCAAGCGGTTGATCATCTCATACGGATGCAGCCCCTTGCGGTTGACCGTCAGCGTCTCAGGCGGCGCGGCAATGATCGGCTTCAGCCGGTTCGCCAGCGCCCGGCGCTCTTTCGCTTCGGGTTCCTTCAGTTCGTTCAGGATCACGACTTCGGCTTGCAGGTTGTATCCCCACTGGCTTTCCAGCCCCTTGTTCTCGATGATCGACCGATTGTGCTGGTGATCTCCGCCGATCGCCCACAGGAACGGCGCCCACAGGCTGTCCTTGCCGCTGCCCTCGTCGCCGCCATGCAGGACGGCGTGATTGATCTTGACGTTCGGGCGCTGGACCTTGAACGCCATGACGTTCAGCACATGGTTCAGTTCGCGCTCGTCTGGCACCAACAGGCGGCAATGGTCGAGCCACGGCGTAATGTCGCGGTCAGGAATTGGATCGCTGCCCGACATGTCTGGCCGGTAATTGATCCATGTGTTGCCGTAGACCAACCCATCGCGCGCCACCAGCACGTCCTCGCCCGGCGCGTAGGTCACACCCACCAGCGCCTTGGCGCCGTACTCTTGCCTACGCTCGTCGAAGTAGACGCTGGCCTGCACGCGGTTCTTCTTCGCCCCGTGCATCGACTTGCACTCGACGTGCCGAAACAGCGCGTTGAACACATGCCGCGGCGTCTCCCGACGCGTCACCATGTCGAAATAGCTGTCATCCGACTGAATGTAGGCGAAACGGTCGAACCACTCGGCCTTCTCCAGCCGCCCGGCTTCCTTGCGCTCCACTTCCTTGACGATAGCCGCGGCTTCGTCCGGGTAGGCGTCGGTCGGCATGATCTTGTCGGCCATGCGCTTCATATGCTCCGCGATCAGTTCATCGCGCAGCCCCGGCGCGGTCTTCGGACCGCCGTTGTCATGCACCCAGTCGAGGAACGTGCGGCTGTCGAGGTGCTGACAGTGGCCGTGGTAACAGCAAAACGAGCGGTCCAGCGGCTTGTAGCGCGCTTCGATGTTGCCGTCGCTGTGCTCGGCGTGGTTCGGGCAGACGATGCCGCACCAGCCTTCGTGGTTCGTCTTGGACAGCACGAGGCTGTTGTCGGACA